ATCTGGAAGTTGGAGGTAGGCCGCCTCTCGATGGTACGGAGTTCCCTCATGGGTAGACGGACCGGATCAAGCAGACAGCCAGAGTTCTCGATGTCTGTAGGGTCGAATGGGGAAGCACTACGACGATGGCCATGAGGATCAGAGCGAGGATCAGATGGAGGAAGAACAACCCGGCAATGTTCTTCGTAGTGCGCCTTAAACACGATGTGGAAATACTTACGTTCAGTTGGAGCTACATCATCTTCCTCTTCATCAAGATCGAAGGTAGCGATATCGTCCTCGGCGTAGGACAGCTTGTTGATGCAGTAATGGTAGATGTCCTCGGCACCGAGTCTCTGGCCCTGCAATATGAGTAGACCACCAGGTTCGAGACGGGTCTCTGCCTCATCGTCGTACCAGTCCCTGAAGTTCTGGATCTTCTCTGCACGATCTACTCCTAGAAGGTCACGACGACGGAACAGGTCGTCCCACACGACGAAGTTCCACCGGAGTCCCAGGAAGCCAGCATCCTTACCGAATGCTGTTACTGTCGCTTCCTTCTCGTCGGTTGAAGTCTCGCCGTGTTGGGCCACGGTGAATTGTGTACGTGACCACGGAGCACCTATGGATGGATCAGGGCGGAATAGGCCGTAGTCGGAGAGCAGAGTGGACTGCGCATCGACTGCCAGTCCTAGTGCGAGGTCTTCGGATTTGGCTTGCTGGGGTATCCGCCGCATGAGGGACATCCTCACACGGCCTGTATAGGTATCTGCCGTTGTCTGTGTAGATGACCCGATCAGCTGTCTGATGGAACGAGATCGGCAGATTAGCCAGGTAGGGATGTCGTGAGTGAATAGGGTGGACTTACCGCTGCCTGGTGGGGCATTGACGACCCCAAACTCCTTATGGGGCGTGATGAGTTTATCGAGGACAATGTATGCCGCAGCTTCTTGCCAAGGTGAGGACTTCCGGCCAAAGAATCGGTAGCGCCATCGGCCAAAGTCTTCGAGGCAATCCCGAGCGATGTCGGATAGCTCGTGGGGTAGGAGTGGTCGCATCTGTGCATCGGGATGCTGTGCCTTCTTCTCCTGGATTTCTTGGCGCAGTCCACGTTTGGCTTCGATCTTCTTGCCCCAGGGTTGGGTATAGCCAACTGCTTCCGCTGCTTGTGCCTGCGTATGGCCAGAGATCCTTAACTCTAGGTACTTGGCAATCTGAGCTTCTGTAGCTCTCGCTGTCACAAGATCATCTCCATAACGTTATAGAGCCTGCGTCACCCTAACACTCCCACCCACCCACACGCCTCGGGGGCCAGCCCCGGTCAAAGCGAACACATATTCGTATATATGGAGTAGCAATTTACACATCAAATGCAAACATACGATGTATGGTTCTCATCCACGATGCATTGACGTACTTTCCATATGTTATGTAATGATATGTAATGATATGGGTATGTACGTACACTTGTACCCATAGTTGTGTCATACAACGTGTCAGTTGCATCATGAGACTGTGCTAGTCATAGCCTTGTTTGTCCCCCTGCTCTCTCTCCCCTGTCTCTCTGGCCTGTCCTGCTGTACGGTGCTCGTGGGCCACTGCTGTCGAGAGAGTGCAGTAGTAGCTGGTGCGCTACTTGACAATTGAATAGGGGACAGGATCACAGCGCCCAACGGCTGTCTATGTGATCAATGACCTATTCATCATCCGATCCTTCCCAATGGGAAAGCGTGAAACGTCGGCTCATGCTGCAAAGTGTGGGCCGACGTAGTCATGTCTATGTGGCAGGCATGGCCTGAAGATCAAGCCACGGCCAGCGAGATCTGTTGGCCATCATCTTGGGAAGGATGAGCAATGCAGAACAGAGAACTAAGGACTGTTGATGATGCAATTCATTTCGTGGAGAACATCATCTTCATGCCAGGGTTCAAGTTCCAGTGTCGCCCGTTTACGGCGGACAGCATCGAACTGACCGTGTTCATGGACGTGATCGACACGGACAGCTACCCGACGTATGACGCACACTTACTGGATCCGTTCAGCGAGTACGTCACGGTCAAACTGCAGAACATCCCGACGACAGACCATCTGGCACGCACCATGATCGATCTGTCATGGGCACTCGTGGAAAGGACATGGCACCACGAGGCTAGGGAATTCTTCAGGGTGCGGGAGATCTCCTACGGGGAGAACCACGGCACCACGGAGGAATGGCACGCACCATTCCATCCTCACCACTACAGCAACCATGAGGATGGTGCAGGCATCGTTCGGTGGGAGAGTGCCGAACATCCCGAGGCTGAGACTGTGGAGTCAAAGGGATGCTGACAAACAACTATGTGGCGTATGTCGCCCGATGTGGATGCGAGTACACCATCCTCACGGTGGACATGACCGAACGATGGATGCGGGTCACAGTCTGTAGAGAACACAACAGACAGACTCGCTAGCTAGTGCGAATCCGGCAGAGTATGAGCAATTGCAAGTGTTCATGCTCTGTCCCGGTAGGTACTAGCGAATGCTTACCTACTCACTCATGACAAATGTCGTGAGTGTTCCCTTGGAAGGATGAAAGACAAATGGCCAAGAAGAGTGAGACCACGAGCCAGCCGACACGTCCCGTCCACGAGGTCACGTTGCTGGGCGACAGGGTGCAGTTCCAGCCCCTGGTGCCTGCCAGCCGTGAGAGCGTGCCTACGAACGTCAGGGATGCCCTGACGGCCGCCAGGGACGTGCTCGTGGACGAGGACCGTTGGCTCAAGGGCTCGTGGTTCCAGAACGAACATCCGGAGGTCGACCCCGAGGATGCCTACTGCAACGATTGGAGTGCTTGCCTTCAGGCCGTCATTGGTCTGGTGACGGTAGGTGCTCATCGTCGTTTCTTCGATGCGACCGAGTACTACCGTGCCGACGGCACATACGTCGAGTTGGAGGACCGGGAGACGGTCGAGAAGGCAGGCGAATGGTCATTCATGACCAGCCTGGACGAGCATGCCAATTACGATGCTCTGATCCCCGGGACGTTGCTGTACAAGGCAACGGTGCGTCACGTCGTCGAGAGCCTGCCCAATCGGGACAACGAGGTTTACGACGATGAGGCAGGCGAGTACATCACGGTGCCGTCAACGCTGCGGTGGTCATCGATCCCCGAATTCAACGATGCGGGGATGACCGGCCGTACGAACGTCATGGAAGCGCTGGAGACCATCATCGCCGACGCTCCCACCGACGACATCCCGACACTCGCAACGTACGATGAAGTGAGCTAGTGCCTGTCCGGGCACAACGGCATCATCACTTAGTGCCACGAACATCCGTCACCCCGATTAAGTGGAGTGAGTACATAGATCGGGAGAGACGGAGCAGAGTGGTTGATGATGCCAGACTCACGGACGAATGGAAGAAGTGGTACGACAAACGTGCCGACTCCTCCAGTGATCGGATGAGAGAGACATAACAGATTGAAAGCCCTAGTGATCGGTACAACGTCGTGCCGAACACTAGGGCTTTCTTTCGTTCTACCTATCTGAACATACGTTCGTGTTTGGGCTGTGAGCAGGGATTCTGCCGTTCGGCTGTACCCTGGTGGCAGGGGGACGGTAGAGACCAGCGACGTCGCCAGGGAAACGCCATTCCAGTCTCGTGGCAACCCGACCGTCGCATTCGGCAGGCATTGACCGCCGAAACACCCCGATCCCCCTTATCATGATGGTCAGCGATATCCCGATCCGTATATAACTCGTTTACATCGGAAGGATGACGAGATGATACAAGATCGGATAGGCCAGGGTAATCATCCTTTACATCCCGGGCGGGGCGGGAGGATGGAGGATGGATAGCAACCCCGATAATGGTGGGACCGACAATTTCGTGGACAATGGGGAGTTTATAGATCCCCATGTGAGTGGAGAGGTAAAGGTCATAGTGGAGACAGAGGCACAAGAGCGGGTGAGGATGCTAGAGGATGCGCTAGTGGATATGGTCGAGAAAGTCCATTACACATACCATAGGGATGGGCTAAAGGGGCCGCTAAAGGGCCATGTGAAAGGGGAATGGAACACCTGCCGCATGGTAACATGTAAGGTTGCTCAGGAAGCGCTAGCAGGAACACGACCAAGGGAGCTAGATCATGGACCGAGGTAAGGTAGATAGCGAAAGAGTTAATGGGAGGAACGTGGCAGAGGGTGTGCTATCAGTGCTTGGAATGATCGGCCTGATGGTGTTTGTAGTGGTAGTGGTTGTCGGGATGCTCTCTCAAGCACTCTAAGGGGTACATAAAGGCCGGTATCACGTTCTGCTAGCAACCTGGTGACGTTCAGGTGCGAGATCGTGATACCGGCCTTGACGATGTAGCCTATAGTCCCTGGATCACGGTTCCGGTCAGGTCTAATTGACATTACCTACCTGACGAAGTATCGTTAGCTAACGCTACTTGCTCCTATAACAGTCTCCCATAGGCGCAGCTAGCATTACACCCTCCGAACACGTGTTCGATTGCTGCTCGTGGCCACCACTCCATCCTGATAAGTAGGGGAAGATGGATCTATCTATCTACATGAAACCATGTAGACGGACTAGGGGACAATCAACCCTATATACCCGTGACGATCGGTTGGGAGAGATGGAATCACACTGTCAGAGACTTGCCTGTAATGATTGTAACCCCTATATCACAGCCAGAAGAGGACTCACTCTGCTCACTCATCTAAACGAGCTAGAGCAAGAGACCGTGTTCTGTGCTGAGACAGATGATGGATTACGTAACCAATTCCGGGTGGCCAAGTCACGATTCAATAGCCACGTGCATAGAAAGCCAGCACAATCTGTAGCTGAAGCGTTCTATCACAGTGATTCTGCATTCACGATCTCCACTCACAACCTCGTTCCATCAGTGTTACAGGAAGTGAGCAAGAAGAAGGCGGTAGATCGATTCATTGAGCTAGGAGTGGAATATAAGACACGTCGAGTCTCTAGTGATTGGGACCTGAAGCCTAATGCTACAATCATCTGGCTCATGGAAGGGATGAGAGATGATGTGGCAGAGATCATCTACAGGGCAGCTATTAAACCTGGGGATACGATCGAAGATGTGGTCGCATTACAGGCTAAATTGTTTCGCTTGCAAGCTGGGTTAAAGAATGGAGAAGAGGGTGACGATGGAACACCTTATTATGATGCTGCTTCCTGACTGTGGTCATCTAATCCAACAGCAGCTACAAAGACAGAAGCGCAGAGACGAGATCGTGCAGGTGTTGGGAGAGATGTTGCTCAATGATCCGAGGGGGCTAGGTATGCCGCTAAGAACTTGGAATGCGCCGTTCCCTGAGATCCGTAATCGCTGGTGAGAGTGCCGCCTATTCTATTGCAGATATCGCTGTCATTGTGCTTGTCTAGAGAGCGAAATCAGGGGCTATAATGCTCTGAAATCTGGCTGCTCGCCGAGGCGCTGGAAAGGGTGGAATAGTGGCTCTGACCAGGGCGAATGCGGTGGACAATGGTCTGAGCGTTAGAACACCATGAAAGTTCGTATGGAGTGTGGCTGGTGATAGGGGTGCTGTAACCCCGTCATCGTGCTGACGTAGCTGCTAGGTGCTGGTGACGTAGCTCCCGTGTAGCCCCCCACGATCGTCGGTAGGAGCGGATCGAGGCACGAGGCTTTCGATACGTTTCATCACTGTTGCGGTGCGCCCCATGTCATCCTGAACAGCGATCGCTCGGGGTATAGGTTGTAGAAACAATCCGTCGGGTGTAGGGTGGGCAGCGTCCAAGAAAGCTACCGAGAGGTTCCATCATGGGAGTCAAGAACGGATACCCGAAGGATGTCTCTAGGGAATTCTGCTGGAAGCACAAGGTTTGGCGTGCATTCGATGGCGTCAAGATCGTGGCATACAATCACGATAAGGATGATCTAGAGAAGATCTGCCCGAACGGTGAGACCATCAGGAAGAGTGACACGAAACTCCCCGGTCATCGTTCAGGATCTATCAGTGACGGATGCAGGTTGCACTACGGCCAGCCTGTAAGAAGCGAGAGAGGAACCGACGATGCCTGACATGATCGCTAGTTATGAGGGTAATGTCCTGATGGCTGTCAACGTGAATCGTGGCCATCCATGGCACAGGCTCGGTCATCAGGTAGAAGAGGACATGGGCATCGAACATGCGCTAGAGATCTCCGGCTCTGATGACTTTGTCGCCCCTGCCACTCTCTACACGATCAATGAGGACGAGCATCGGTTCCTCTACCACACTGATGGCCATACTTACGTGCGGCTGGATCAACTAGAAGAGGTTCAGGAGTATCAGGCTGCCAAGTCTGACAAGTACGGCACGTTGGGAGTCCATAGCCCCGGTTACCTGGCTATGCAGCGACGTGAGATCTTGGAACTGGCTTACGAGATCACTGGACTGAGTGACGATGGTGCTCATATCGACACGATCGGAAACTTGGGAGATCCGTTGCCAAAGATGTTCTTCACGTACATCAGAGTGCCGGACCTGGTGATTGATCCGAATGGTGTTGCTGATGTCATTGAGCGAGGGCTGTTCGCAGCCACATCGTTTAACGGGAGTTTGGCTAACATCATCGGGTACAGCAATGTTCGGGTGGTCTGCTTCAACACTCTTAACGTCGCAATCAAGGGCGCTCAGCAGTTGATCAAGGTCAAGCACACGATCAACAGTGAGGAACGCATGAAGGTTGCGGCCCGAGCGTTGCAGTATGTCGGTGCGGTAGAGGAACAGGTTGTCGAGAGGGCAGAGCAGATGCTGAAGGTCAAGGGTGATGATGCGCTTGACAAGCTGCTGGATAGCTTCTGGCCACTTGACGATGACCTGTCGGATGCTGGTAAGACCCGCCGTACGAATGAGCGAGGCTCCGTTCGTATGCTGTATGAGGGCGAAGGCAACACGAACGTCAGCAAGGTTGGCAGGAACGGATGGGCTGCCTACAATGCAGTCGTGGAGTACGCCGATCATGCCAAGGGTGTGAAGGTCAAGGATGCAGGGGTACAGAGAGCACAGAGGTCAGTGCTCCCCGGTCCGACTGTTGACATGAAGATCAAGGCCAGTCAACTAGTGCTGGGCTAAGATCTTCTAAGTCCGTAAGGGCATCGGTGCCATCCCCCGCTGGTACCGGTGCCCTTACTGTTTCTAGAGAGGATTGCGATGAGAGCTATGTGGTGTGCACTGTGTCAGATGACTGTCCTCGCATACAAGGATAGTGATAGATACCGCTGTCCAAGATGTGATCGGGTGGTGGTATACAGTGATTAGACGATTCATGAAGTGGTGTAGTAGCTGGCTAGAGGTCGGCACACTCCTAAAGACAGGACGAGAGGTATGGCCATAAGGATCGAACCTAAGAAGAAGTACAGCCAGAGGGCTGAAATCAAGACGACCAAGTATCGTGCGAGGACCGGCCCAAGTTGCTGTAACGGCAAGTGTGGAAGATCAAAGCAGGCTGTCAACTGGCGTAAGGACAGCGGAAAGGGAGATCGAAAGTGAGCATTGTACATCTGAGAGCAGGAGAGACAGAGCGAGACGACGGCACAGTGGAGTACGTAACTGAAGCTGCTGCCGTCAGGTATGCAGGTAATGCTGGGTTCAAGGTGAAGAATCAAGGCATGATTGGGTACGTTGCTAGTAGGGATGATGTACCCCATGACTTCCGACTCATGGAGATCCCTGGCAAGAAGACAAGGTATGCGTGGGAGGTAGATCGGTAATGTGCGAGAACTGCCGAGACGGTAACCATCAATGGTGTAACTTTACCCCCCGTATGCCTTGTGTCTGTGCGTTAAGAGGGCATAAGTAGATCGTGCCAACATTCAACCCCGATGAGGGTGAGACAGAGCAGTTACCATCGCACCTGTCTCACCCTCGTCTTTATTCCCCTGATGGAGAGCCATGGTGTAATTTCATAGCTGGGAGTTTGTACTGTGCTAATAGACCCTGTCTAAACCCCAACTGCAAACACCCGAGGTTTATGATTCCCCATGACGTTAGCAGAACAGAAGAGCCAACTGAATAGTGGCCAACATAGGATAGGGTTCAAGCTAGTGACGACAGCACGAAACGAGGACATTTGGGATGAGCTACAACGGACAAAGAGAGAGCGAGTCAGATCCATCCTCGTGCGCCTTTACAAGAGATTGGAGAGAGGCGCCTACATCTTTGTCTATGGACGTGCCGGAAAGCATTACGAATCAGCTAGAACACGAGCTGCTTCACGTGAGGGCCAGCTTCCTATACCTGAGTACCCTACCGTATTCGATATGGAGTGACTGGCTTATCGATGATCCTGTTAGAAGGTTGGAGGCAGCGAGATGGTTAGGGAAGCAGATAGAAGCAGTCGCCAAGATCACGAGGAAGCAGAACGTTTGAGATCATGAGTGGAAGAGCAGAAGCAGCCAGCATCATCATCGGATGTTTCGCTGGCATGATCCTCGTGTATGCCTTGGTCCCGTCGAGTTTCGTCAGTCTCGTCATGAGACGGATGAGGGACAGATTTCACAAGTAGTTACTGTCGGGTAACGTTGGCATGTGAGACAGGGACGTGTAGCATGCTGGTCGAGTGCTTCCCACCGGTAGAGCCACAACTTTCATCCTTCCCCTTCAGGTGGTGGGGAGTGCTCAGAGGGAGAGAGTATTGTCACCGGTCGCACCGCTCTGACTTGCTCTCTCCCTCTCCCATTTCCTTGTGATCCACGTGACGTGGGGTCGGAAAGGTTCATCATGCGAGAGATCGTATTGAAGTCCAAGGCATACGCACTGACCAGGTACACGATTGATGCGCTGGCTTGGGCTACCAATCGTAGAGGGCATAACAAGTGGCAGGGCGTCAATGTAGGTGACATCATCTACCAGTATCTACTTGCCCATGATGTGGATCTGTCTGTGGAGCCAGCGCATAAGAGTAGGAATGATCCACGTACGGTAAACGATGTGTTCTACATCAATCCACAGAACCTCAAGTACACGATGCGGCGGCTAGAAGCTGAGGGATATGCCACGTTGGAAGTCAAGGGCAAGAGATTCGTTAGCTTCGAGTTCAATGCTGACGTGATCTTGACCGGACATGGGGTGAGGTTCACGGAGAAGGCTGTCCATGCGTCAGAGGTCCATCACATCCCGTTCAAGAAGGCTGGTGTTCCTACTGCTGGTGCTCCTACCGACATCGTTCTTCCTATGCCTGAGATCCCCCATACCAGGTATCACGCAACTGAACTGAACGAGTTGCTAGATCGCTGGGCTGAACGTGATCCCGAGGCATATGCAAGATATGCCGATCAGTTGGAGATCACGTTGGGGGTGCTGCTCGATGGGTAAGCAAGTAATCAAGGTCTACAACGATCAGGAGCTAAAGGGTGTCTATCCCAATGTGGATGGTCATGACAATTTAGACGGTACCCTACGCCTTTGGGGCGAGGATGATATGGGGTATTGGTTCTACACCTTCAAGCCTGGGGACTGGACAAGAATCGAGGATATCAGTGAGGAATATGTCACCAAGTCAGGCAGGGTGCTCACTGATGCTGACATTCAGGAACTAGCTGATGAAGCTGAACGTGGCTACGACGTATCACACCTGATGGGGAATGACAAAGATGGCGCATGATCCTCTACCGTCATGGGTGGACCCCGATCGTCTAGCATCCCAGCAACACATCGTTGATGACATCGTGGACAGGTTCAAGGGCCGCAATGGCCATCCTGTCCACGATGTAGTGTTCCTCCAAGCACCTACCGGTACAGGTAAGACTCTCATTGGCGAGATGGTCAGAAGGAAGATGCAAGAGAGGGCCATCTATGCCTGTACCACCAAGTCTCTACAAGATCAGGTAGTCAGGGACTTCACCTATGCGAGAGTGCTGAAGGGGAGACGTAACTATCCGACCGTGCTGGGGCTAGTGGACGAGAGTGGTAATCCGGTAGATAGATTCAGTGATGAGTGCGTGACTGCTGCCGATTGCACTAGCGCACATATGGATGATGACTGCCAGTGGTGCGGAGACGATAAGGCAGGATGTCCATACCTCAGAGCTAGAGGTAGGGCGGTTAGTGCTGATCTAGCAATTCTTAATACAGCTTATCTCGTGACGGATGCGATGGGACCTCGACGGTTCACGCACAGGGGACTCACCATCCTGGACGAGTGCGACAAGCTAGAAGATGAGTTGCTGAACCATGCAGAGCTACACATCACTAAGGGACGGATGGTCAAGCTGGGACTAGCACCCCCTCGTTATAAGACTAAGGATGATACCTGGGCTGATTGGCTGAACGAAGAAGTCATCCCGAAGGCGATCAAATACGGGAAGGATTATAGTACAGACCATCCTGAGATGGTTGATACAAGGCAGGGCATCAGGGAAATGAAGTTCATGGAGCAATTCATGGGCAAGGTGTACAGGGTTGCTAGAGATCTCAAGGATGGTAAGTGGGTATACGATGGGTACAACGACACTGGCTATCACGATGTGATCTTCAGGCCAGTGTACATTGCATCATATGGGGAACCGTTGCTCTGGCAGAATGGACGCAAGTTCCTGCTGATGAGTGCGACTGTGCTATCCGATACCGTCATGGCCAGTGAGTTGGGGATGCAGCTAACTAAGGATAGGCAGTATGGTACTGTCGATATCCCTAGTGAGTTCCCGATCGAGAACCGGCCTATCCATATTGTCCCGATCGCTGACATGTCCTTCGATCACATCGATTCCTCCAAGCCCTTCATGGCAAAGGCTATCCAAGGGGTACTGAAACGGCATCCTGATGAGAGAATTCTCGTCCATTGTGTTTCTTATGATCTGGCTAGGTACTTGCATCGTCATATGGGTACCACCACCAGGACTCTTATCACCTATGGAAGCAGCCGAGAGAAGGAAGCATCCTTGGATCGCTATAAGCGGACGGATAGTGCTGTCCTCTTTGCTCCTTCTATGGATAGAGGCATCGATCTACCAGATGATCTATGCCGAGTACAGGTGATCGCTAAGATCCCTTATCCGAACCTAGCTGACAAGCGGATTAAGGCTAGGCTGTACACTCCTGGTGGACAAGCCTGGTATACAATGCACACGATCAGGACGATTGTTCAGATGTCAGGTAGAGCAGTGCGACACAGAGAGGACTACGCCATAACCTACATGTTCGACAAGCAGTTCGAGAAGATTTGGGGTAGTAACTCCAAGATGTTCCCGAGATACTTTCGGGATGCGCTAAACTTCAGGTTCAACCCGAGGCTAGTAACGGAGGCATGAGAAATGTGGTACAAGTCCAGCTTTAGTAGTGGTGGAGACAACTGCGTCGATGTTAACAGGGGTGCAGATGGTTCCGCTGATGTCCGACACAGTAAGTTCGAGGATAGTCCTATCCTTCACTTCACTCGTGGCGAGTGGGATGCATTCATTCAGGGCGTGAAGGCAGGAGAGTTCGGATGAGTATGACCGGTCATGAGCTAGTGACAGCCATCTTCCCGTTGCATTCCCCAAAGAACGATCAGGTTGCTGCCGAACTTGATTTCCTACGGGAAGAGTTCGAGAGTCTAGGGCACATGGTAGTCAATGCGACTGCCACCACTCCCGAGCAGACCATCGCTATCCGGAAGCTGCACGAGGCATTGCAGGCAGCTATCGCAGCCGTCGTGTTGCATCAGGAGCATTACAGTGGCTAAGGACCATGGCAAGAAGGACCTGACGAAGATCGCTAAGGATAAGGCAAGAGACAAGGTGAAGGAAATCGCCAAGGCAAGACCGAGTGGTGAAAGTGCCAGGTCCCTGAAGCAACAAGACATCCGCAACTGGAAAGAAGGTAAGTGAGTGCCTATCCCTAAGCTGGACCTCTCTGATAAGGAAACGTTAATGGCGGAACTTGTGTCCGCAGTTAACGAATCTCTACAGAAGACAGACAGTCTTACTGCTGCTGCTGCTGAGTTGGGAGTACAGATCTCCCCAGCCGAACGGTGGAAGCAAGAGATCGTCAACGGCAGTGTCATTCTCCAAATGATGGAGATTATGCTGCTCACGGAAATCCTCGATGAGTTGAGAAAGGACAAGGCATGACAGACGATCTCTACAAGGGTGATGACAGTTCTGGTCTACTCACCCACTTCATCGGGCGGGTCAAGACCGGGTTCTGGTCTAACCTGTTCGCAGAGACACAGGGTAAGGCCAGCCAGGATTTCGCACATAACACGATGCTGTTCTGGCAGACCGATGTGTTGGATATCTTACAGGCCAACTACGAGTCATCCGGTACACCTGTCGAGAGCATCCTCGTCAACTACGGTATCGGCAATGGATGGAGGCAATCCATCGATGAGCCTGCCTTGGTCGAACATGACGATGATACCGAGTCGTTCAAGAAGAAGTTCCACGGGAACACTGCACTCATGCGGTTCGTGTACCTGATCTCAGGTCAGAACAGTGAGTATGAGGGTGCGGTAGTGCTTGATGGTGATGGCGACCTTCCTGCTGTTGATCTCCGAGGCGTGCAGGACATCCATCGTCAGCACAAGGTGACGAGCCTCCGAGATGCGACCGTGTGGGATGGCCTGATCTTCGAGTTCAGAGGGGTTGGGTTCCCATCGAAGCAGAATCCGAAGCCTGCTAACCCGAAGCCTGTGCCTGTTCGGTATATGGGTTACAGCGAGGATGGGGTTGTCGATCTGAGCAAGATCAGCGGTGTCGTTTCTACAAGGAATCCCACTGAGGCTCGTTCGAGCGGCCTTGGCACCCTGACCCCCGAGCAGACCGACCCGTGGACAGCGGCCGGGGCTGAGCCGGCCACCGTCAGCACCCTGACCAAGCTGTGGGCAGGCAGCAAGGACCTTGATGCCTTCACCCGCAACGCCATGATGCTTCCGGCAGTGAAGGACAATGATGCTCTGACTGCTGCTGTGTCTGCAACTGTTGAGGCACATGATGGCGGCACACCGGAGGGTAGCTGATGTGGCAGCAATCCAACCAGCCTGGAAGTACATCCAGAATCAGAAGTACCTGACCGTATACGATCTGGCTCGTGCTCTAGATGAACAACCGAGCACCGTAGCCAGGTGGGTTCGTCGTTGGATGGACAACGATCAGAGGCTGGCTGCTGGCAGGGAGCCGGGCAAGGGGTACAAGCTACCCCTTGCCTACCTGCTGGTCGGGAGAGGGTGGTCACTGACAGAGGACCCCCACTTCAGAGCCATCATGCTGAGACTTCTGCCTGATCGGCCGGATAATTATCTAGTAGTGGTTGGCAATCAGGGATGGACCTGCTACTCTTGGGATCAAGCAAGAGAGCTAGCATTCGAGTTGGCTCTAGGGAAACCACCGGAATGGCACAGAGTTGTTACGGTGTTCTACCTGGGTCCGACCGATGACCAACCACTAGAGAGGTAATTCAAATGGCTACACGGCGTACCCCGACCATGCTCACCACCTACGAAGGTGAGCCGCAGAAGAGCAACGGCCACGACGGATTCTGGAAGCAGTTCATCCGAGTGGCGGACGAAGAGAACCGACAGAGGGCCAGCCAGACTCCCCCGTTGGACCCCAAGGTCTACGTGTTCGGTGACGTGAGTCCGAGTACTGCTTCCAACCTCCGGCGTGAGCATGGTCTCGATGCCTACACGATCACTCGTGACGGCGTGACCGAGGTCCATGTCAGGTACCTGCCCGATCAGGTGGATCGCATCAAGCAGGACACGAAGGAACGTGGCGACAAGCGGAAGGCCACGATGGCAGCCAACAAGGCAGCCAAGGCGAACAAGCAGACCGCTAAGAAGTAACGTCCGATCCTGCCTCCCCTTCCCCTCCTGGGGGATCAAGGCAGATCAAATGGAGGGCCATGAAGCAGCTAGTAGACCCCTGGTGATCGGCCAGGGGTCTACTACTTTATCTAGGAGAACATCGTGACAAAGAGACTGATCGTAGAAGTACTGTTGCCTGATGATGACGATGATCGGATTCAGACAGCATTCGAGATGGAATCATTGCAAGCTGCCCGATATCAGTGGTCGAGGCTGGTGGCGAGAGGTACGATCGATCATGTGCAGGTCAGGAATGTGAGAGAGCCGAAGGCTAAGGCGAAGATGGCCACGAAGAGAGTAGTGAAGAAGATGGAACAAGAGAGTGCTTAGCTCTCCCGAACACATCGTGGAGTTCTACCGTGATTCTCTAGCTGAACATGGGCCGACTCCTGAAGGTATGGCATGGAGAGATAGCTCCACGCATTATAAGAGGCTCCATGATGCCATGTACCTGTGCATGGTGTTGGATAAGAAACCCTTCTCACATGGGTACCGAATCCTTGATGTCGGATGTGGAATCGGGATGCTGCCTGAAGAATGGAGACTACAGCAACATGAAGGGGTTACCTACCACGGCATCGATCTAGTACCTGAATACATCGATGAAGCGAGACGAAGGAATGGTCTCTTCGCTAATCATGTGTTCTGGCGTGGAGATCTAGCCGACTATGGTGTCGTTGATCAGTACAACGTCACACTAGCTATCGGCACTATCGCATGGCAGCCGGAAGAGGTAGTGTATAAGATCCTGAACAGGATGTGGGAGCTAACAAAGCCAGGTGGGACTATGTTATTCACGTTCCTACCCCATGCTCCACTGTCAGTGTTCGATGTTAACTACCTGAAGAGAACGTTGGGAGTAGACAGAGATCTCATGTACTCAGGGTATGTGGCTAGTGGTGAGATCATGGTGGCGTTTACGAAGAAGGAAGGAGTAGTTAGGGGGTGAGATAAATGATGATCGAACTAGAGTGTGGCTGTGAGTACGATGTGGAACATGAGACCGGTGATCGGCTGTACATTTGTACTGCCCACCACCGGCACTACGTGATTAGAAGTCATCGTACTGTTCACGTCACGCATACCGTGAAGGAACTAGCAGGAATGAAGGGTGTAGCGTAATGAAGCCTGACTATGTATATGTTGCGTCGAGTTGGCGTAACGCTTGGCAACCTGCCGTATGTGCGGTACTCCGTGCTGCTGACATCAACCACTATGACTTCAAGAACCCTAGTCCTGGTAATCATGGGTTCCATTGGTCAGAGGTTATGCCTGGTTATGTCTCCGGTAGTGAGAGTGCAGATGTGGAAGAGTACCGTAAGGCACTCACACATCCCATCGCTGAGGATGGATTCGCCCGAGATTTCGAGGCACTACAGAAGGCTGATGTAGTGTTGCTTGTTCTACCATGTGGTAGATCTGCTCACCTTGAATTGGGATGGGCAGTAGGTGCAGGCAAACGAACCATCATCCTACTGGACGGTCCAGTCGTAGTCCCTGAGTTGATGTACAAGATGGTTGATCATCTTGTCACTGACTACATGGAACTATTAAATGCTCTCGGGGTAGAAGACTAATGGGTGATAACCGTCCCCCTGTCTATCCCGAAACAATCAATGGCGTGGAGGTACTCATCATCCGGGCCAGTGCTATCGGCCACCCATGTATGTGGGAGTTGATCGCTGCTGGCCAGGGTCACGAGATGCTGCCCGTTCCTGCTGTCCTCCAACGTGCGTTCGATGAAGGCATTGCGTTAGAGGATAGGATCTTGGATGCTTGCGAGAACCACGGCGTGAGTTTCGTAGCTAAACAATCTGAAGGACATCTTTGGTTGTCCGATACGGTAGCTATCCGATATCACCCTGATGGGGTTGGCATCATGGATGGTAACTGGTACGTGGTAGAAGCCAAGGCATTGTCCAACGAGCTATGGCAGAAAGCTGCGAAAGGTTCTGTCGGTGACGTGATCGATGAGTACAACTGGCAACTGTCCTCCATGATGATCGGAGAACAGTTACCAGGACTGTGGGCTGCAGTCAACAAGGGTAACCCACCAGACCGAAACACAGGTGTACGGGAACCACATCCTGATGAGGGCAAGATGCTCTATGAGATCAAGGAATCCCCACCTGTCTCCCTTACCGAGCTACAACTTAAAGCCTCACTCATTCTCGAAGGTGTGTATGGAGAAGATCTCACTACATCGGACCGGCCCTGTGATAGTCCTGACCATTGGCCCTGTAGATTTCTACATCTACGGCCACAAGGTGAGGGGGAAGTCCGAAGGGGTGTGCTTACACCTGATGATGTGGACGAAGTGGACCGTTTGGTCATCGAATATCTTAGTTTCAAGGGTCAAGCTGACGAAGCTAAAGCAAGATATGAGGCAGCAAGAAACAAGCTGGTTGAACTAGCTGGGGACAAGTACGGGTATATCCAGACAGATAAGTTCTATGTGCCGATCGTGAACGGGACATCAGTGAGTACCAATTACAGGGCCATGAGTCCCGAGTTACGAGAGGCTATCGACAAGTACAAGACAAGGAAAAGCTATCGATATGTAAAGGGGATCCGACGATTGGGAATGTGATGAGGAAGAAGAAGTACGACGAGATCTACGATGGTCCCGCTGCCCAAACAGAGTATCTAGGCCGTGACGTAGAAGATGGAAGCCTCTTCTACACCGGACACATCGCTGGGCTGCCCGTGAAGGAAGGCGAGGTATACAACCTTGCTATCCAACACAGACGGGACAATAGGAGGCTGACTGAACCTCCTATGAGATGTAAGGTTCTAGAGCTACGTGACGACAACATCCTTTGGGAGAAACTGTAATGGCTACCCATGACCATGAGTACGAAGCGCCGAGTAACCGTCCTCCGCATGATCTACACATGTGGGCATACGGTGACTGGTGGGAATGGTTGCTGAAGCTGGACGATGACACGTTCCATCACATGATCCACTTCTGGACTGCATTCGGATTCAACATCGGCCCGGGGATTCTATGGGCAGCGGAACTGCAACGGCAGAAGAAGGCGGTTGATGATGCCAACGCCTCCTAGTCTCCCTAACGGCCAACCCATCAAGGAACGTATCAACCTCTATGGTCTACCTGGTATCGGTAAGACACACCAGTACTTCACGATAGCAAGGTGGCATCATGACCTTGGATCAGACGCCGTGTTCTATGCGGTCAATACTGATACTAGCTTTGAAGTTGTGTATAGCAACCCGGAGTTCTGCGATCTACCTAACATTCAATGGACCGACTGCGTATCCTTCAACGACATGTATGTTGCTGCCAAACGGTACAATAGTGTCCTTCGGCCACAGGACTGGCTTGCCACAGATTTGCAGGATGATGCCTGGTCCCTCGTCCAAGATGAGTACGCTCAGATTCGTGCTAAGGAATCGGGACTCGATATCGATGATCTATCTCAGCTTTGGTTGGAGACTGGTGAGACTAAGAAATATCCGATCGAGGGTTGGGATTGGCAGACACCAAACGCACGGTATAGAACACTGACGAACAACTACATCCTGCGTGGGCCAGGACATAGGTTCATCATCAGCAAGCAGGCTGACATAATGGAACCTTCGAGTGGCATGAAGGAAGATCCGTTAATCAAGCAAGCTCGTATGATGTTCCGACCGATCGGCGTGAAGCCAGGTGGCCAGAAGGAAGATCCGAGTAGGTGGCACACGATCCTGCATCTGTCAGGGGAAGCTAGGAATAATCGTCTGGCTACTGCTAAGGAACGATGGGGTACAAGGCAATGGCTGGGCCAGAAGATGAGCAACGATCAGGTTCGGGGTGAGCCGATGAAGGACTTCTTCTTGGATTACCTCGTGGGAGTTGCTGGATGGGAGATGGGATGAGTAAGAAGACAGCCTACATTTGTGACGTATGTAGGAAGGCAGATCAAGAAAGGAAGACACATCCTGGTATGTACCATGCACCAGGTATCTGTGATTGTAGGTGTCGAGATGAGTAAGTCTTTCCTCCCTACTCTCTCTCGTATCTGTGCTGCTAACGGTACCCCCATCATCTTCGAGGTAGGTGGATTCGCACCTGATGTGTGGGGTGACCCAGACTTCGATCATCCACTACATACGATTCAGCTAACCCCTATTGTTATTCCAGAAGATGCAACACTCGAACAGGCTGTCATGTTCTTCGGTGGTCTAATGATGAGAAACATCTTCCAAGTATATGAGACCATGGAAGTGCCTGAAGATATCGTGTGGGTGGGTAGTACCACTATCGGATTGTCGATGAACTGAGGATACTGTGACAATGGAACTGTATGGCCAGTTGGAGACGAATACGTACAGGATTCATCTTTCTGAGCTACGAAGACTGGCAGAATCAAGACGTCATAGTCGTCGGACCCGCCGTGCTGCCCGTGGAGCGTTAGCCGAGATCGAGGCATCACGTGTACGTCTTCAGCACATGTCACAAGAGATCAACGAATGGCGCTGGAAGGTTGCTGGTGCCAACTACCAGATGAGCGGGATGGAAGCCTTCTCAATGGTCAAGCAAGGCATGAGAGATAAGGGCTACAAGCTACTAAAGCTGGACGACTCTGACTTTAAGGGCGTGTAATGTTCATTAGTCCTACTGAACCACCGATGATCCAAGAGATCGGAATCGTCTCTCCACTACCTGAACAATATGGAGTAGACATCCTCTGGAACAGTAAGCTGGGTATGATCGGTATCCAACGGAAGCAGTTCCCAAGTGACTTTCTCGCATCCATGCAGGATGGGAGACTGAACCGAGAATACATTCAGATGAAGCAGTTGGACATCGCCATGCTGCTGATCGAAGGTACACCACGATGGACACTAGAAGGGGAGTTATATGGAGACACCCACAGAGGCAAACGATCTTACTCCTGGTCCCGAGTTCAACATCGAGACTATCTTGCCTCGGTGCAAATGCGGGGCGTACAGGTTCATAGCTCTGAATCGCTCTCCGACACAGTTGATTTCGTCAATGGTCTGCGTGTGTGGAGCGATAAGAGGGATCATCACAGTCTCGATCAACGACCCGATAA